TGTGCACCGCATGCGGCGGCGCGGGCGAGGCACCGATCGACTGCGCCGGCGGCTTCGTGCGCGAGCGGGTCAAGGACATGGTGAGCGAGCTGCACAACATCGCGGCCAGCCAGGCGCGCCTGGCGAACCGCCGCCTGCGCACCCGTTAGGCCAAGCCTGAAAATATTTCGTGTTTTAGGCTTGTACTGTATAAAAACACAGTAGTTTTGTTTATACTTCTACCTACATTCTTTCGGCACCCGTAATGCGCGGCACCCCCGCCACCGATAGCCGAAACACGCGACAGACCACGACAGCGGCCACGCTGTCCGTCCCTCGACAGCCCGGACCCGATCCGGGCTTTTTTTTACCCCGAACGAAAGGAAGTGATGTCCACCCTCATCATCCGAACGCTGCTCGCCGGTGCGGCCGACCTGGGCGTGCCGGCCGGCCAGATCCTGCCAGGCGCGCCGCAGCCGACTCCGGCAGCACTGCCCACGCTGTACGTCGCAGAACTGACCGCCGCGCCCGAGCCCGGCCTCGGCGGCCGCGGCGAGACGGCGCTGGTGACGGCCCGCGTGCAGGTGACCGCCGTCAGCGCCGGCTACGACCAGACCAAGGCGCTGCTCGCAGCCGTGCGCCGCGCCTGCCATCTGCAGAGCGGCCGCATCGCCGGCCTGGACGTCGTCAGTGTCGTACGCGGGCCGTCCGGTCCCGACGTCACCGACGGCGGCACGTTCCGCCAGGCGCTCGAATTCGGCGTCACGTATCGCGAAGCCGACTGAAATACCTAGTTCGTCAACCAGCCCGCACAGCATGCGCTTGCGGGCTTTTTTTATGTCCTAAAGGAGAAACATGGGAACCGCAAGCGGAGTATTCAAGCAGGTCACTTACAAGCCCGAAACCACCTACGGCCAGCTGCCGGGGCCATCCGCCGCCCAGGCACTGCGCCGCGTGACGTCGTCGCTGAACCTGTCCAAAGACACCTACCAGAGCAACGAGATCCGCACCGACTTCCAGGTGGCCGATTTCCGCCACGGCCTGCGCAAGGTCGGCGGCACCATCGCCGGCGAACTGTCGGCCAAGACTTATGCCGACTTCATCGCCGCCGCGCTGAAGAAGGACTTCGCAGCCGGCGTGGCGATTTCCGGCGCGTCGATCACGATCGGCGGCACGACGGGCGCCTGGACCCTCACCCGCGCGGCCGGTTCGTTCCTGACCGACGGCGTGAAGATCGGCGACGTCGTGCGCCTGACCGCGGGCGCCTTCAATGCCGCCAACCTGGGCAAGAACTTCCTCGTCACCGGCGTCACCGCGACCGTGCTGACGGGCCGCACGCTGAACGGCAGCGCGCTGGCACCCGAGGGCCCGGTCGCCAGCGCGACCGTCACCGTGATCGGCAAGAAATCGATGGTGCCGCAGACGGGCCATACCGACAAGTCGTTCTCGATCGAACACTGGTTCCCGGACGTCCCGGCGAGCGAAGTGTTCAGCGGCTGCAAGGTGTCGAAGGTGTCGCTGGCGATGCCGGCCACCGGCATGTCCACGATCTCGGTGGAATTCGCCGGCAAGGATGCCACCCCGGGCACCGCCCAGTACTTCACGAACCCGTCGCCCGTCACGGTGACCGGCACGATGGCGGCGGTGAACGGCGTCGTGTCCGTCGGCGGCGTGGCCGGCGGCACGATCACCAGCATGAGCATCGACATCGCGTGCGGCCAGTCCGCCGAGCCGGGCATCGGCGCGAACGTGGCCGACCAGGTCGCGTCCGGCCGCGTCGTCGTGACGGGCCAGCTCACCGCCAAGTTCGATTCGACCGTGCTGCGCGACGCCTTCTACAACGAGTCCGAGATCTCGGCCTATGCCGTGTTCACGGCCGATAACTCGGCCGGCTCGGACTTCGTCGCCTTCAGCATCGGCCGCCTGAAGCTGAGCGACGCGTCGAAGGACGACGGCGAGAAGATCCTGATCCAGACCATCCCGTTCCAGGCGCTGCTGAACGTGAACGGCGGCACGAACGCGCCGACCGACCTGACGACCATCGCCGTCCAGGACAGCGCGCTGTAACCAGCGTTCCACCGGTCGCCATAGCCATGGCGGCCGGTTTTTCATCCCATTTTTTGAAAGAGACACCATGAATGCACAACCGTCCCCGCTGCTGAACAAACTCGTCGCCAACCTCGACATCGACGCCTTCGACGACGTCCCGAGCGGCAAGCTGGTGCTGCTGAACCCGAAAACGAAGGAACCGACCAGCACGTGGATCGAGCTGGCCAGCCCCGAACACGAATCGCGCAAGCGCATCGACCTGGCCCGCACGCGCAAGCTGCGCGCCGAATTCGCGGCGACCGGCAAGATGCCCGCGTCGGACCCGCTCGAGGACCACGAGGACGAAACCGATTACCTCGTGGCGGCCTGCCTGGGCTGGAACGTGACCCGCGCCGGCCAGCCGCTCGAGTGCACGCCGGCCAACGTGCGCGCGCTGCTGACCGATCCGAAGAAGCAGTGGATCCGCCAGCAGGTCCGCGCCGGCATCAACAAGACGGAGCTTTTTATCGCCGACTCCGCGAAAGCCTAGCGGAGTGCTGCCGCGCCGAGTACGAGCTCGCCGCGCGGCAGGGTGACGGCGCGACGCTGCGCGCGCACCTGCAACGCGTCGCGCAGAACACGGGCGACGTCGATCAGCGCCTGCACGTGGCATGGCCGCGGCTGGGCCGCCCCGTGTGGGATGCGTTCCGGCGCATGGGCCGGTCGATGACCATCAACGGTCCGGGACCGGTCACGCCGCAGGACATCCTCGCGTACCAGGCACTGCACCGCGTCGAGTTCAGCGCGTGGGAGCTGGACATGATCGAGGTGTTCGATGCGATTGCGTTGGAGGCGATGCATAAGGGTGAATGAAGGCCCGGCCGCGGGCATTCGCACATTTATTTTGCCACCGTCAGGTGGCTTTCCATTGGGAGAAAGCATGATCATCAGTGACATGGAAAAGAGCTTTCTCGAGTTGATCAAGCCGATCGCCGAATTGAAGGAAGTGGTCGACAAGCTGGAGAAAGCCTTCGAGGCGATCATCGATTTCCTGGATGCCCAGCGTACGTTCGACAAGCTCAATACACAGCTCATGGTCGTCACGGGATCGGTGGCGAACGCAGCTCAGGCATTCAAGGAACTCCAGGCGATCGCCGCCGTCACGCCGTTCAACGTCGACGAAACCGCCAAGGCATTCATGAAGTTGAAGACGTCGGGCCTGGATCCATCCGAGAAGGCACTAAGGGCGTACGGCAACACGGCGGCCGGGTTGGGGCAAAGTCTGGACAAGGTCGTCGATGCCGTCGCCGATGCGACGCAAGGCAACTTCAAGGAACTCGAGAAACTCGGCTTCAGCGCCGAGAAAAACGGCGGCCGCGTGTCGCTTGCATTTGACGATATGAAGGCCACCGTCGGCAACAACGCGAGAGACATCGAAGCCTGGTTGCAGCAGATCGGACGGACCAAGTTCGGCGATGCCATGCAAGTCCAGGCGGCGAGCCTCGACGGCGCCATCGGTAATCTCAGCGATGCATGGGAAGCATTCAAGTTGAGCCTTTCGCAGGCGGGCCTCGGCGAGGTCGCAAGGACCGCGATCGTGGCCGTCACCGATGCGCTGAAAATACTTACGAAACATGCGGACGCCATCGTGTCCGCCCTGAAGTTTGCCGCCGAGATCTCCACTGCGTGTTTTTCCGCGTTCGGAGCCGGTTCAGCCGTCGTCACGGACGTCACCAGGGCGTTCACTGCTTTCGGGCAGGAAGTCCAGCTCACCCAGACGGGAATGGCGGACGGCGCGAGCACGACGGATTTGCTGACGAACAGTTTCGATGGCATGAGCGGGTCCGCGCAACAGGCGCAAGGCTGGCTGACGAAGGTCACGAGCGCCGGCGGGCTGATGATGTCGGTGTTCACTGAGAATAAGTTCGGCAGGTGGCTGTACGATAATTTTGCCGAAGCACGTGTGGCTGGGCTGACGTTTGTCGGCGTCATGTTGACCGGCTGGGAAAACGTCAAGTATGGCGCGCGGGTGGCGTGGGAAACGATCAGCTTTGCGTGGGATACGGCCATCGGGACTATGGGCGCGAAGTTCGCCGACTTCATGTCGTTCGTGGCCAAGGGCCTTGCCTGGGTCGGCGCGACGGACACGGCCAAGGGCATCGACGCCTACGCGAATCAGCTGCGCGCAGCGTCCAGCGCACAGGGTTCGTATTCCGATCGCATCGCGACGATTACGTCGGCACACAAGGCCGCGGTGGCGGAGATCGACAACAACGTGGCCGGGCTGATTCGTTATGAAG